AGCTGCGGGTGACGAAACATTTTCTATCAATTCCGTGAACTTGCGAGGCTCTATATTTTCCACATCGAACTCAACCACAATGCCAGATTCCGAAACTTCAACAGTTTTGGCTCCACTAGCTGAATTTAATTTGTATGCTAGTACACCTTCAAAATTCCATGTATCAGTTTCACCTGAAAATGCCGATGCGATACTATTGGACAATTCTGCATTAGTGACAACAGTCCCAGCACCATAGCCAACATTTCCCACTAAAAACGCATTTGCTCCTAATAATGTTCCAGTAACAGTTCCGAATTTTGTTAATGCTGTTATGCCTACATATTCACCCATCTTTGGAATGGTGGGTATTGCATAGTTCACTGTTACTGAGTTACCGCTAGTTACAGCTATTTCGCAGATACTGCTATCGCCAAAATCTCCATTAGATAGATTTGCCTCATTTGTGTGCGTTCCTGTGCCCGAATTAGAGTTAGCAGAACCAGATGTGCTTAAAGGAAAATAGACTTTAGCCCTTGATCCGCTGAACTCTATTCTTGGATTATTTGAAGTTGCATCTACTGTTCCCGTAAAAGTTGGGTAAGAATTATTTTTATAAAAATAGACATTTTCATCATCGAGAGTATCTATCGCAACAATATCAACATAAGCCTCTACCGCAGCTTGCCCAACATCAAATTTATCTGTAATGATAGCTGGAAAAGCTGATTTATAAAAGTTCTTAAATCTGTCGAAATGCCCTGTCGGTATTGTTCCTATATCAGTCTTTTCATAAAAATCACCATAAGCCATTGGAATCGGTTTGTTAATATTTGCTTCTGGTGCATTTGCGTAAGTAGAAGAATCAACTATATTTGTAGGTAATTTCTTATGAAGTTTACTGCTATAATCAATTAATGTAAATGAAACGTATTTGGTGTCATATTTAATATCTCCAGAAATTACACCCGTTCCAATCATCCTTGCGGGAGTATCAAAAGTAGAAAGGCCTATAGTGTTTTGAAATAATTCCCACTTTCTATTAGAAAAGTTTTTAGAAGCTAATAGATCAGAAAACCTCCCACCTTGAATACTATTTTCTGAATTAATTAGATTTATGCTTATGTTTCCAGTTGAAGAAGAAAAATTGAAGAAATCTATAGATTGTTGGTAATCACCCCATGATGATACTAAGCCAGCATATACATCAGATCCATCAACTCTATGGGAATCTGAAACGCCTATAAAAGCTGATTCATTATTATAATATAGTTTTAAAACCCAGAAGGAAACGGAGTTGGGGTTTTCTAAGGAACTTACAAGACCCGAATCAAAGCTAAGCATTTAATCGTGTACCAGTTCCAGTTGCTCTATTTAAAGCAGGAATTAAAGTATTACGCACATAGTCATCTTGAATTATACCACCAGTAATATTTACGGTTACATTTGATTGTGGACCATTTTGATTCATACCAGGTGTTAAAGGAGTAACCTGTACTGATTCTGGCCCTGCTTCACCTGTCATAAACATAGTGGGTTGATTAACAATCCCATCAAATCCAGTTGCAGCCTTTTTTACTGGTATTATTTCATTAAACAATGCATTAGCAGCGACAGCGGCAGCAGCGGCAGCGGCTAAATTAAATGGAAAAGGAACCTTTACTAAGGCTGATTTAGCAGCAGAAAAAACACCCTCAACAATATATTGATTGGCTAAAGCTCTGCTTGCATCCCCTAAGTTTTGGCTCATTGCTAAGCCTTTTAGTGACGATTCTAAACCTTTTTGATTAGCCTCCAAAAACCCTAAAACATTTTCTTTTAATTTATCATAAGTAAAGCCTACAGAATTTAATGAACCCTCTAAGTCATTAGTGCTGCTACCTAAATCTTCGTTAGTTTTTCCACCTTCTTTTGATTCATCTTTATATTCCTGTGATTTAACTTTTACAAATTCAAAACCCTCAAGACCTAAATCAATCAGGCCTTGCTTTAATTGAGCAATTTTAAATCCAGTTTCATCAAAGCCTGCATCCTCAAGGCTTTGTTTTATTGCTACACCCATAGATGCAACAGCAGGAGGAACACCAGTAATCATCCCTTTTAAAGCACCGAAAAATTGCCCAATAGCATCAAGCGTAGTTGATATGGCTGGTAATGAATCTGAAAGCCCCTGCGAAAGTCCCCTCATGATTGTCATTCCAGCAATCTGTGCTGAAATGGATGCTGACCTACCAGCAAATCCTAATATAGTACTAAGATTCGTAGCCATAGCTTGTCCAACATTATCCCACCCTATATCACCTAATTCTTGTAATTTATCATTGACGCTTTCAACGAAGGGGGTCATTGCCTCAGTAACCGCACCACCCAAGGCAATTTTCATATCATCAATACTGGTTGTAAATTGTTTCATTTTATCCAGGGATGTCAGTTGTTCTTCACCTAGATTGGAAACTAATTTCCTAGCAGATTTCATTGTGGCATTTACAAAGGCTTGTTTTTTCTCTTGATCTGTTAAGGAACTTGCGACCTTGTTTAAAGTTTTTGCATGGTCTTTATTTGCTTTTTCAACATCTATCATTATTCCTAAGTTGTCAAGCATCAATTTCGATTGACGACCTAAACCAGTAATTAATGATTCCACACCAAAAGCAGCATCTTTACCAAGAGCCTGTGCAAGTCTTTGTGCAATGTCAAACATTTCTACCATTTGATCTTCAGAATCAGTTATACCTAATAACATAGCGTTATTTGCCTGGGTCATTAATTCTATTGAACCCATAGTGCCATCTGTAGCACTTCTGAAATTTTCAAACGCTTGAGCAGAGAACCCCGCACTCCTGGCTAGATTGTTAAACCCTCTTTCCACGCCTTCAAAATTAGCAGCTAATTGAACAGAACTACTCATTCCTCTGATCATGCCTCGGGTAGCGAAAAATGCAGCACCAGCTTTTAATGCAGATTTAGCTATATTTTTAATACTTTTATCTACATTGGCTAATCCTCTTTCTGTTTTCTTACCATCTATGATCCCAAGTTTTATAAGTATGCTTTTAAGTGCCATTTTCTTTCTCGTACTTTGAAATATTATTTAATTCATTTTCTATAATGGTAAAACAGTCTAACCTGCGGGCTGAAACATCATCCAGGTTTCCTAAAGATATATTGAACCTAGTAACATAATTATATTCTGAAATCATATTCCACATCCAAGGATCAATAAGATAGTTAATGTCAGCGAATAGAGGAACAAGCAAGTACAAATATTGACCCGTAGGCCATTTCTTGTTTTGTTCCTCAAGAGAATTGATCTCATCTAAAATATCCTCAACGCTTTCGTATCGCCTCCTTTTATTATCAACAGGGGAACGAGCAGAATATGGTCTAAACTGACCGTTTTGGGAGGGCTTATATACATCAGGCGAACTTGGTGCAGATTTTGCCCAACACCAAGTCGCAACACTCATTCCCCTGCTGCTTTTTTTGACAAACTTAGGTAATCAATGAAAACTGCTTGTAATACCTGATCAACATCTGCCATGTCCATACCTTTAAAATCATCTTCACCTAGCCCTGCAATAACTCGTACTTCTTCTAGTAGAAAATAATAATTAATGACATCGAAATTATCGCCTTCCTTATTTTTCCACCATACATCAGCATTTAAGGCATGGAGTTCTCGTCTTTGTTTGTAAGTACAATCATTTACATCCCACTCTTTTCCAAGTGCTTTTACTATCATAAAGCCTCCCTTTATTTATTACCAAGCTGTTACTGCTTCATTTTTAAATGTAGTTATTTTAAATGCTTCAGTTGAGCTATTCTGGACACATTCAAACGGTAGAGTATGAAATATACCAGCCTCTGAAATATCCTGACCAGGGTCACCTGTGTATTGAAGTTCAGCAGCAATAGTAGCTTCGCCTTCAGCATCATTACTTGCTCCAAATACCATATTTAAAGAAAGCGTATCTCCGTCAAGAAAATCCTGAATTACATTATTAGCAGCACCGTAGTCAAATTCATCATCATATTTAATTGTCAAATCGCCAGTTACTACATACTCAGGAAATACATAAACTTCCGCGTTTCCATTCGTATCAAATCCAACTCGATTTACACCATTAGAAATATTGAAATTAAATGACTTCATAATAAAGGTCTGAGTTGCGTTGCCTTCTACATCTAGCGTTCTAGTGTCAAGATCCAGTAGGTTAAAATATGTAGCTTCTCTTGCGACCCATGTACCATCGAATGTTTGCTCTAAGCAGCTTGATGCCGCTACGGGGTTAGAAAATCCGCTGTAGTAATTTCCGCTCATGGAAAGTAAACCATTATTTGCGGCTATATCACCACTTATGGAAAGATCGGATACTATCACACCACAAACCTTAATTCCTTCACCAGCGGCAGGATAATAAGCCAAATTACAACTGTGTGGTAATCCACCCGATATAGAACCACCTATTGATTTATTGTTGCTCGATCCGTCTATTTCCATTTCATGCGCTATAGAACCAGATTGACCGTTTTCTTGCCCCACTAAAAGACAGTGTTGCGCTAGAGTTCTTGGTGTCGCCAGCATTTCAAAAGGCATAGTTACTGTACCGCCCCTTGTATTGACTATGGTATCAGCAGCGTTCTTTACGCTACCCCTACCAGCCAACAACCTTGACTCTCTTTGAATATTAAAAGTTGGTTTTTGAGCCTGGACAACTGGTTGCGTTAAGTACGCAGTGCCGTCTGC